CTTCATCTTTTTGTTGATATATAGTTCCACCTATATTTTGTTTTGTAAATTGGGATGGTACGATGATTAAATCCATCTTATTAGAACCATCAATAAAATCTTTTGGTGCTATTGTAGTTTCAACTCCAGCAGTTACACCAATGTTATAGTGTCCTTTTGGTTCGAACTCATTTGCTACTGAAACTTGCATAAAGATATCAGGCTTTTGTTCAATGCCACTAATAACTCTCTCTAGCATCCATCTTCCAAAATCACTTTCGCCATCAACTTGATTTTGTGGAGTATTACCCCATCTTAAAGGTATAATCTTAATATCATACTTATCCATCTTGCGTAAAGATTTCATTAAATCTCTACAATGGTCACCGTAACCACTACGAGTGAATATAGGTCCTTGAAATACTAATGTTGGTTTCATTTATATAACTTATTTAATTTTAAATACTTCGAATCTTTCTCTTGGTTTCCAATTTTCAAAAACTGATTCGATTCCGTTTTCTAATTGCTGACACATATTTGTATGTGTTAATCCCATCTCTCCGATAAATGCTTCTCTACCCACTAATGCGTTTGCTTTACGGATGTCTTTTGGTGTGTTGTACATTTTCTCAATTGTATCTGCAACATCCTCTATATCAACTCTATCATCCCAAATATAAGGTGTCGGAACTGAACCTGCTAATGCTAATGCTCTACTCCAAACAGGCAATGCCCAAGGACCAGGCTTAGCTTTACCTTCCCACTCTCTCCATTGGTGAAGCGAACCAATCTTAATGTAATCTTCTGCGGTTAGCATCTTACCATCAACTTCAAATCCACATTGGTCTTGCAATCCGCCAGTTACGTTTACAATGATTGGAGTCCCAGCCATTATCGATTCTGCAGTTGCTAATCCAAATCCTTCGTTGTTAGCTATATTGATTGTAGCATCTACCATATTGTAGATAAGATTCAATTCTTCTTGAGGTCTTCTCTTTTCTGAAAATATAATATTACATTCAGGTGCCATTACATCTATTACTGCGGGTAAATCAGTTCCATTCTCATCAACAGGTTGTGTATGCATTACTAAACAAACTCTATCCGCTTTTTCTTTACCAATTCTATCACAAAACTTTTTAAATGCTACAATAACATCCGCAGGTTGTTTTCTTCTGATATTACGATTACTCCAATATAGAACAAAATCATAATCCTTACCACCTAAAATCTCTTTACGGAATTCTGCAGGCACATCCGCTGGTTTATACACATTCGTATTAATACCATGTGGTACATATGCTACTTGCCAATCTGCTTTTGGTTTCCAAGTTGGTTTTGTATCTAATGCTGATAATCTTTTAATGATACCATATGTTTGACGTGAGATACAACCAATCCAATCACAACTCTCATAGTAGTTACGATTGTATAATGGGTCTGGTAAATCATCCCAAATTGCGTAGAATAAAAGTGGAACATTTTGTCTGATTTCATGTTCGATATCATACAACCATGTCCAATAACGAGGGTCAGTAAAGTGTAGGATAGCATCAGGTTGTTCGGAGTTAATTAGTTGTCTAATCAAATCGGCATTACCATAACCATTCCAAGGAAGTATTTTAACATTAGCATCAGCGACACCATATGTGTTTTTTATATCTTCACTTACATCTAAAACCTTACCAGCTTCAGGATGGTTAATTGCTGCACCTACCTGAAACCAATCGTATTTATGAACTGTACCAAGTACTAATTCTTTAGACATTGTGGCTATACCACTTGCCATTCTCAAATCATCCGAAAGTAAAAGGATTTTCTTCTTTTTTGCCATAACTTATTTTAATTTTTTAGAATTGTGAACCTGAAATTTGTAATTGTAGATACTCATTCATTTCTTTTCTAAAATCATCGTCTTTAACATATCTTTCAACTGTTCTGTTTACCAGCTTTTGAAGTGTTACATCCGAATCGAAAGATACTTTTTTAAATGATGAATATACATCTTTCAGTATTTTCACAGTTGTTAGTTTTGTGTTGTCTTGATTCATTATAAATATATTTGTATATATAAATATAAAGTTTTCAAAAAAACATAAAATTTTATTTTGTAGCCTTTTTATCGCATATTCCCCTATTCCCAAATTCACAAAACTTACAATTCTTTTTAGCTGCACCTGGTACTTTAGGAAATTCGATATCTTTGAACCCACCACCATCATCAAATACAGTATTGATAAATTCCATAAACTCATCATAAACCTTCTTAACAGATGGAGAACCATGTGCTGGAATATGCTTTGATACGTGTGGTACTGGAAATGCCGAGTCTTCGGGCAACTTCCTACGAAGGATTTGATATTCAACTTTAATCTTTTGTAATGGAATACTAAATAATTCTGAATAGTATTTCTTATATAAAAGAATTTGGGAGTTTTTCATCTTATCAGCTTTTTGATACTGATTCCATCCCATTGTGGATGTCTTTAAATCTATAATGATAATTTCATTAGATGCCAAATCTCTAATAACAATATCAATAAATCCAATAAAGTGTACGCCTTCTTTAATAGTTGCGTTCAATGGAATCTCAATACCCACTAATTCAAATCCACTTTTAGAATAGAATTTGTGCATATGCTTATCTAACCAAGCTAATATACGTCTACCATCGCCATAAAATTCTTCTAATTGAATTTGAGTACAAGGAGTTCCTTCGCTCATTTTATCAGCTTCACTTTTATAAGCTTTTCTCATATTTTCCAATAAGAGCTTATCTTTGTTGATTTCATCTGCTTGCTTTTTAGAAACACCATACATAACCGAAAGGTAATGTTGGATTGTTTCATGCATAGCAGTTCCAAAGATTGTGTGAACATTAGATGAACTCTCACCTAACTTATCTATGTAGTTTAATTTGTATTGATGTGGACATGAACTCCACATACTATATTGTGAAAATGATACTTTAGCCATTATGTTGTTTTATTGTATAAAGATACGAAAAATACCCGAATAAACCAAATTAAACTTTGAGTTTTAACTTAGTAATTTGTTTAGGGTCAGTACCATAATTCTCCGCAATTTCCTTAATATGCATCTTACCGCTGGTAGTTTCATAAAGGATTTTAAGATAATCTTCTGCTTCTGATTTAGATACTTCATATTGCCTTGCTACCAATTCAATAATCCAATCTTCATACTTTTCAGATGATGCGGGTTTCATATATTTTAGAAATGCTCTTGTCTTTGGAATCAATCCAATTAGACAAAGATACATTGCTTTTGGCGGTGCCTCCTGAATATAAGGTTGTATATCTGCAATAAGTTCAATCCACTCAGGTTTCATAGAAAGAAAACGGAGTATCATATAGTTACTCCAAGTTTTCTTTTCACTCTCATCAAGTGTGTCCCAATACTTTGGGTCTTTTTTATCACAAATTGCGTTTAGATGGTCGAATAATGTTTTAGCCATATTATGCTTCTTCTTCTACTTTTAAACCCGGAGGTAATAATTCATTTAATACTTCACCACAATCACCACATAAGAATAACTCTACCGGCAGAACTTCATCTTTTGGTTTACCAGTTAATAACTTTGAAATCTTACGAAATCCAAACCCTTGTACAAAAATTTCACCACCACATTTCTTACATGCAATTGGTTCAGTTTTTTCTAAAGGTATTGGTTTTTCTTCTTGTCCTCCGATTGGTTGTCCACCTGCTCCTAAAATGTTAGCCATTATATAATATTTAAAATTTGAATTAATGTAGCTGCTGCTGGAATTTCTTTATCAATTGCTACTGCTGATTTACTTACACCATCTCCTAATAGTAGGATTACATTGGAAGTATTTTCTCCACCATACTCATCCACCTTATCATATAACATTGTATATAAATCGGTAAAGTCCGTAACTTTAGAATCAATAAGAGCTTGTCTTACTTTCATATATTTGTTTCTCTTATCATCCGAAGATTTTAAGATATCCACAATTTTATTTTTGTAATCATTCTCTAATAAATTTTGTACGTCTACTTTCAACTTACCTTTGATTGAATTCAATTGGCAAGTATTGATAACCTTACGAATATCAGGATAAGCTGCATCAATAATTGGAACTAAATCCTTAACTTCAAATTCAATCTCCTCACTCTTTAAGATTTTACTAATTTGCATTGCAACATCTTTTTTAGTTGGAGGTACGATTTGAAATGTTTGGCATCTACTTTGAATTGGTTCGATTACTTTCTCAACATAGTTACAAGTTAATATGAAACGGCAATGTCCACTAAAAGTTTCCATTAAGTTTCTTAAGATAGCTTGTGCGTTTGCTGTCATATAATCAAACTCATCTAATATGATAATCTTAAATGGCTTGAATCCCATAGAAGATGCGAAGTTCTTTACTTTATTTCTTACAGTCTCAACGTTGTTCTCATCTGATGCGTTGATAATCATATAATCACACTCAATTGATTTAACAATCAATTTTGCTAATGTAGTTTTACCAGTACCAGCTTTTCCGTATAATAATAGGTGCGGAATCTCACCTGTTTGTAAGTAACCCTCTACTTTTGATTTTAGATGTTCGTTACCTACATAATCTGCTAATTTAGATGGACGGTATTTCTCAGTCCATAAACTATGATTAATATTTTCTTCTGATTGTTCTATAAACATATTTTATTTTTTATTTTCCAGTTGAACCAAATCCACCTTCACCTCTTTCAGTATCCGATAACTCAGCTACTTCATCAAACTCAATTGGGGGATATGGAATAATCATAATTTGTGCACCTCTATCACCAACTTCATATTTAGGCCTAAATCCAGTTGTTTTAAAGGTAGCTTGTAATTCACCTCTATATCCACTATCAATTACACCAACTGAATTTGATAAA